CCCCCTCGCCGAAGGTCGCCTACACCATGCTCGGAAAGGTCGAGTTGATCTCGCCCAACCGCGCGACGGTGCAGAACCGGAAGGATCTCCGTGCCTTCGTCGCGAACCTTATGGGTCACGCGGTGATGACGGAAACTTTCGTGGACTTTAATCCCCCGAACTAACCTAAGAGGTGCAATCATGGTTCCAAACCCTGAGGTCGCAGCCTACCCTGTGCTCACAATTGGAGCAGCTACGCTAACCTTCTCGTGCCGCGCGCGTCAAACGCAAGGTACGGGGAGTTTCAGCATTAGCAGCCCAGTTGTTTTTGTGGATCTGGTCATCTCGTTCCCTTCGGGGCGCGATGATGTTCAGACTCTGCAAGCACTTCGGCAAATCTGCGCACAACACCTCTTGAACAACAGTGCCTTCACGTCCTGGTGGGCGCCAGAAAGCGGTACGATAGAGCAGAATATCCGGGTTGCCCTGGATAACTGTTCTGTCGACGCCTCTGTCGCTACCAAGGCGTGGGGCCTGATGTTCGATGGTCAGTTCGGCCCCGTGTTGGCGGCCTAGCGCCTGGAGAACGAATGAACTCCAAGCGTGCAGCCACTGCCGCGAAGGACAAGTACAGCGCAGCCTCACCCGTGAGGGGAAGGGTCATGCTGGACAAAGTCTTTCGCAAGCTTTGCTTACTCTCGAAGACGCCGTTTGCAAACGCGGCCTACTCTAGGTGGTTAGACGGGGACTACCTCGGCTTGGTTAAAACCCAGGTCGACCCCTTCTTTTACACTTGGAGTGGACGTTATGCAGAATTCGAGCTGGATCTTCAAATTGCGTCGCTTATCTCGTCGTTCCGGGATTTTGATCTCGGAATCGATCGGGAGAAGGCGGCGTATGAGAAGTGGCTCGCGGCGGAGCGGTCATGTCAGCAGGTCAACCAGTTCTTCAGATCTCGGTGGGTGGGCGGTAATAAACCGCTGTCCCATCCCGTTGAGGAGGTTTATCACCTCGTTAAGCGGAAAATTACTGAGATTCTTGGGACTATTAAGCCTGGCGATATGGCTCTCCTTCGAGAGAAGTGTCATCACGGGCCCGGCGGAGACCTCTCTCTGGGTAAGCGTAATGCAAGCCCTTATGAGAAGTATCGAAGCCGTGGTGCCATAACTGAGCCGTGTTCGCGTCTGTACGACGATATCTTCGGAAACGAGGAGTCGGACTTCAGGCAGGACCTAGCACACGAAGCGCAGATCGTGCTAGCGAGTCGGCTATCCTTTGTACCCAAGACTGCGCTGATCGATAGGGCCATTTGTATTGAGCCGAGGTGGAATGTCTACCTTCAGCTTGGTATAGGTGGCCTTATCGAGAAACGTTTGAAGAGGTACGGGATGGTCCTGATAAGGGACCAGTCACGGAACTCTTCTTTCGCGCGCAGGGCGTGGACCGATGGTTTGGCTACCATCGATCTATCCTCAGCCAGCGATACGATCAGCACTAACCTCGTGCTGGATCTGTTAGCTGACTGTGACCCACTGTGGCTTGATCTAATCATGAAGTCGCGTTGCTCGCACACGGTTTACCGTGGGCGGGTGATACGACTTGAGAAGATCTCGTCTATGGGTAATGGGTACACGTTCCCTTTAGAGAGTGCCATCTTCTACGCCTTTGCCTGGGCGGCGGCCCGCGTAAGCGGTTGCCGTGTTCCGGACATTACGGTGTATGGCGATGACATTATCGTCCCCAGGTCTTGCTCGTCGCTCTTAATCGAGTCTCTGCAGGCATTCGGCTTTATGGTTAACACCAAGAAGTCGTTTACCAGCGGGGATTTCTTTGAGAGCTGTGGGCAGGACTACTACAGGGGGCGGGAGGTGCGTCCAGTCTTCCTTAAGGAGACTGTCACTGACCTTGCTTCAGCTTTTGTCTTTCACAACAAGCTGGTGGCGTGGGCGTCAAGGGGTTTACCCCCCGGCACCTACAATTCCACACGGCTTGTCCTGGCGGACATCGTTGCAAGCGAGATCCCTCGAGCTGCTCGACGCTACGGTCCTGTTACGGTTGGGGGAGTCCTACACGGACCCTCCGATCGATGGCAGGTACGACAGCCAAAAGAGCGCTCCTGGGAGGGGGTCGAAGTGAAGGTTTACACACGGAAGTTTTGCAGCGTTAACCGCTACAGCTACCGTGGTCACCTCTACTCGAAACTCTCACAGGATATCAACTGCCAGAACAACGTCCTATCACGGTCGTTGCCTGAGCGGTTGACAGACGCGTGGGTCTTAGTACCCGTGGAGCCACCGTTCGTGAAAACGAGCGGCCACGGCCTAAGCAGCTGTATAGACTGGTG